AAATTCAGATCCATCAAATGTATCAAAGAACTCAACATTATGTTTACCATCATTAGATTCTTCTGGAAGAAATGCTATTGATTGGGAGCAATGATCTACCCAACTTTTCACCCACCGCTTTTTAAAAAAATCCCACACGCGAAATTTTAGTTGTCTTTTCATAGTAATTCTGGATTTTCAAAAATATTGCCTATAACAGTTAATAAGAGTTCTCCTGAGATTGTCGAATAGTGGTTTCATTGTTCAATCAGTTTGTACTTCTTACCATCAATCTCGATAACGATCTTACCAGCACATGAAGAGGGCTTTTTAAGGTTATTGAATTCTTCTTCGGTAAGTTCTTCATCATTCAAATACCATTCCTTAGTTCCATCAGCCCATTCACATGCTGGACCATCTTCACGATGACGTCTATCATTCAAATACCATTCCTTAGATCCATTATAATATTCAATTGCAGGACCATCCTCACGATGAAGTTCATCATTCAACCACCATTCCTTAGTTCCATCAGTACATTCAACAGCAGGACCATCCTCACGATGAAGTTTACCATTCAAATACCATTCCTTATGTCCATCAGCATATTCAACAGCAGGACCATCCTCACGATGAAGTTCATCATTCAAATACCATGACTTAGTTCCATCAGTACATTCACTTGCAGGACCATCCTCACGATGACGTTTACCATTCAAATACCATCGCTTAGATCCAATAGCATATTCACATGCAGGACCATCTTCACGATGACGTTCACCATTCAACCACCATCGCTTAGATCCATCAGCATGTTCAATTGCAGGACCATCCTCACGATGAAGTTTACCATTCAAATACCATTCCTTAGATCCATCAGCATGTTCAATTGCAGGACCATCTTCACGATGACGTTCACCATTCAACCACCATTCCTTAGTTCCATCAGCATGTTCAATTGCAGGACCATCCTCACGATGAAGTTTGGTCATTTCTTTATCAGAATAGTAAAACTTATTACCATATTCATCAATTTCAATATATTGCGGTTTCATTGTAGTTTTATTGTATGCTAATGTTTTAGAGTTATTGATTTGATTGCCGCATCCCATACAGCCTTGGCGAATTCTTCGTCGTTATCGAGGACTAGAGTTGGGCATCCGTTATTTTGATCATTCCACCAATTGTCAAAAGACGCCGTATCCGACGGGCTTTCGCTTTGTTGTTCTATTTTCATATGATTAATTGTAATTTGATATTGCTTATGTGATCATTATATCACAGTTCCTTCTGCTTGCAAAGGCAATAATTCAATTTTTTGCCATATTATATTTCTTTCTATCAATCACTGCTTGAATGCCATCTTGATCATCTTCTAACTGATTCAGAGCATTGATGTAGATATACTTTGCAGCTTCAGCAACAGTTCCGAATTCTCCTGTAGTAAATCCTGCAATGTAATCAGCGATTTCTTTGATTGTGTATGTTTGTTCGTTCATTTGAGTTAAATTTAGGCATCATCACCAATTGCCTCAACGGGACAGCTATCAATTGCTTCCTGACATTGCGCTTCTTCCTCTGCATTCTCTGGTTGTTTTGAGACATAGGAATAACCTTCATCGTCATCCCTAGAGAAATTATTAGGAGCTACTTCACGACATACATTACAGTCAATACATTGACTATCAACATAGAATTTACCTTCGACATTAGGAGCATTTTTATCAGTATTATCAGCCATATTTTTATTTGTTATATTTCTTTTAGTTTTAATAATAGATCTTCGTTCACGCATTGTTCTCCATAAAAAGGATCGGGAGCCCCCAAGGTATATTCAGAACCAGATGAGACAACAATCTTACCATTTCGTTTTCCAACAATCTTAGGTGTTATAATAATACGGCAATCAGGATGTGTAGGATGATCGGTAATAACACCTATTAGGCAAAATTCAGGAGCAGCTGCTGGATTTGTCTTTTTATAAAGAGTGCTCCAATTATTAACGGTCAAATCCTTTGTGATCATACTAAATCAGATTTTGTTAAATGATTCATCAAACATGCTTTACTACAGAAATCAAAATCTCTTTTCTTTTGTAATTCTGATAATGCAGAAGAACCTCCTCTAAACTTCAGAACAATCCAACCATTGAATGGGTGACCACCATAATAGGTTTGCCCTTTATCGGAACATTCCTTTTTACAGAAATCACAAACTAAAACTTGTTCAGAACGGATACTCATAGAACTTGATCTATTATTAAGTCGATAAGTTTATTATATGTTTTCTCAAGTTCTAGCTTTAGAAACAGATTGTCTTCACGAAGCAACTCAATTTGTTCATGCTCATTGCCCGACCAACCTAAAGTTTTATTTGCAAGTTCCTTTGAATGCCGAGTTCCGTTTTTAATATATGTAAGAGCATCTTTAAATTTAGAATTTTCTGCTTTCATTTCCGTTGCAGCTTCAATAACTTCTTCATAGGAATCACATTCAAATATATCAGTTAGTGTATCCTCTACATCACACATCTTAGAATATTCTTGAATATACCAGCCGATTCGTCCAGCAATAAATTCGGGAGTATGATAATCAATATTTCCAACTGGAACTTCCCGCATAATAGCAGCAATAATATCATCTTTCTCATCAATAATAATATCCTGTCTTTCTAGTTCAACAAGGCGAGTTCTATTTTCCTCAACCATATTTGCAATGTGTTGAGGAATGTTTTCTACGAAATGTCCTGGAGATTCATCTCCCAAAAGCGCCTTGAGTGATTTATCTAGGAGTAATTGTTGACTAACAATTACTTTACATAGGTCATAATACTGTTCATTTGTCACTGTGTTTTTCATATTTAATTATAGTTTTCGTTGTTTCTGAATAGAATGTCAATGGATTTCATTTGTTCTAAAATGGTATCTGCATTTAGTGTAATATTTCGAGCGATATAAATTTTATGACAAATATCCTTAAGGATCATAAGTTGACCCAATGTATCATATTTTGTAATATACTTTAGATCTTCTTTTTTAGGATGATTCATGTTTATCTTTCAAAAAGGTTTTACAATCATTCTCAAAGGACTCGTCTATATAATTCACGCCATAATAATCATCACAGGTCATATACCGATCCTTAGTAATTCCGATTAAATCCATCTTATGAAAATTATAGTTCCACGGAAGATTATCTATAAGACAATTTTGTTTACTAGCTAATGCATGGGGAAGAATACCTTCTCCGCTATATGCCATAGAATATTTGTGATTCTCAATTGTTCCACGATGAAGAATATGATCTTCATCAAATCTAAAACCTGCCAGTTCATTTACCTTTAGAGCATAATCTTGGGTCGCAGTGGTAAGAATATACACATTCTCTGATCCAATAAGATCACGAGAAAATGTAATCAAAGCTAATGCACATGGGCGAATAATAGTGAAGTATCCAGTAGGATCATCGTCAAGTATAAAATGAATATGATCTTGATTTGGATCATTAATTTCGGTATAAATCAATGTTTCATCAATGTCCCAGAAGATTCGTTTAATCATATCAATATTATACCACAAAAATGAGACTTTGTAAACAAAATAATGTATTAATTTTTACCCATCAAGAATCAAGGGTTACGACATCCCATTGATGTAGAAAATCAGCGAAACTTCCAACCCACTCTACATTATTAGAATCTCTCAATACGAAATCCCCATCAATATCAGCCGCTATTAGCATAGCCTCCATTTGAGGATCTAGATCCCATGACGAATAATTTCGTCCAATAAGAATTGGATACTTTTTACATAACTCAATTTTGTCAATAGGTTTCATACTAATTTCATATTAACTTCGATTTTTCGTAATTCAAATTCTAGGAAGTTCTCGGCTGCATAATGATCACAATGTTCATTAATACTTTCAATAAGATTCTTTTCAATCAAATCAGAATTATAATAAAGAAAATTTGGTTTCAATTTCTTTTCTAATTTTAATATTATATCTCCATATTTGCCTTTATGGAGATTCACATAATCTCCGGTTGGACGATGCTGATAAACGTAGCCAAGTTCTTTCATATATATTTATGTTTAGCCAATAATGCTTGTGCCTTAACCTGGAGTGCTTCTCTACAATTATTAAATGTTCCATCTGAACGAATCGGTGTTGCAACTAATGAAATGAATTCAAAGAAGTCTGCTATGATTGCTTGTGCTTTAATTAGATCTGCATTCGCTTTATATAGTTCTTCCATATTCATACTTTATAGGAGTTCAAAAGGGTTGAGATATTAGCGCCGCCCCATTCATTAGCTGAGTGAACATACCATTTTGGAAATTGTGTTTTTTCTGTATTATTAGTAATACACATATCAATAAGAAGTTGAGCACATGCAAGCCCTGTCTTATTCTTTAGATTTCCATATTCAACAATACCTGAATTTATAGTATCATTAAAATAATGACGGATGTGTTCGAGATGAAGATCGTGGTCAAATGATACCATAGAAGGAATGCCAGCACTACGGAGCATAAATTCAAATTCATCATAATTACGAACTACAACCCAGTCTACTGGAATTGTACCAGTTAGATCTAATAATGATGTAGTAGATACAATTCCAATATCTTTAGTTCTTACGCCAGGAACAAAAGCATCCTCTGGTCGGCGCATATCATCCAGGAATAATCGGTAGGGTTTCATATATTATGCCAAATTTCTAACTGATTTTTTAATTGCTGGACATTATATTCAAACATATTATATATCGGAATATTATGATCGCTTGCAATTCTTAGAGCTTGCCCTGTACCACCAACTGGTTTTCCTTCTTTAGTCCAGCAAATTACGAATTCCGAATTTGATTCATTATCTCTACCAATCACTTGTCTAAAATTTCGCGCCATTAGTTTTATGGCGCAGCATGGCCCAATGATTTTGGTTTGGGGTGATATTTCTCAATAGATGAATATGCATCTATATCGTCTGTATTAATTACAGCATACTCATGTTTAGGGTATGATAGAGAGAACCATTGATTAAACTCCATCCAAGGCAACCAAATCTGTGCTGCTCTTTTTACCCCCTTTGCGAAAGCCTGGTCAGCCCCATTAGCATTGCCTGAACGAAGCATATATCCCTTATCTTCAAGATATGATGCAATTTCTGTCATCATATCTTGAACTTCTTCAGGAGTCTCACGACTTCCTATTCCTGCATAGAATTTACTCATTGCATAAATATGCAAACTCGTGAGAACTCTGCCCGAATACTTCAGAAATATCTTCTGTTAGATATGACCAGTGTTCACCATTCTCCAAATTTTGAAGTGTAAAATATAATTCTTCTGTATTTTCAAAGGCGTGAGTACAGACAATAAAGATGTCTCCATAGTACTCAGTCCCTTGACTAAGATATTGATACCGATCACCGATCTTAGGACTATGCACAGGATCTTTCTCAAACAAATGTTCTTCGGCTAAATCGGGATTGCAAGTCGGATTCATACAGAGATCCCATAACCATCCTTCATTTTCTTCAGAGAGATCATCACCAAGATCATTTACCAAGAATCTGTATTTTTGATCAATGATTTGATTAAAAATAATTAGTTCTTCTTGAAGTGCTAATACTTTATTTTTTTGTTCTTTATTTAGTTTCATATTTTTATTTAATTTTGATATAGCGATCTGCCACTCCATTCATGGATAAGGCATTGTTAAGAATTTGAATTGTATTTTTATCACAGAGGAATTTCTTTCTGCGGAATTTATACATTTCTTCAGTTTGTTTTTGTGTAATTTCGGTCATGTTTTTCTCTATATGTGCGAATTAATTCTTTAATGGAACTAAGTTTATGAATTAAATCATCCTGATCAAAGATAGCAGTCTCAATACGCAGGCTTGCCTCTATAGAATCAATTAATTTTTGTTCTGGAGTTGGGAATTCAATGCGATTCTTTTTATTCTCAATATCACGATCTGCCCGGGCTTTATCCCACTGTTTAATATTTTCTGTAACCTCGTCTTCGGTATATTCCACGGGATCTTCAGCAGATACCAATTCAAGTGAAACTACCTTTCCCAATAGAAAAACAGCACAATATTCTATCCATCCATATTTGAACTTATAATGAGATTCGTCATCATGTGTATAATTCTTATGTTTCCAGGAATCGTAGAAATTAATAGTTCCGGTGAATCCGATTACATCTTCCCAAACTACACTGGTCTTATTAAAGTGCCCCATGGCTGCCATTCGATCTAACCATGTTGCATTTTCTGGATCGTCGAGTGGTTCACCTGCAATCCATTCACCCTCAACCTTTTCAAATTGAAGAATTCCATCTTCGGTAATTTTATAAGATGACAGATATTGATTCGGAGTATCTTTAGTTTGCCAACCTATTTTATGAGAATTGCCTCCATGATATTCTAGAAATTCTGATGGAAGAGACGGCAGCGCCATATCTAAAAAAATGTTATCATACATGCCCATATTATGTTTTGTTGTTAAAGTATATATTATGTTTATTTTGATGTCATTACAACAGCAATCAATCCTGCATTTGCAGCAGCATAGGAAAACCATACAGATGCCCAAGCCCATTGATGTTTTAGAGTGTATGAAATTCCAACTACAGCATAGAGTACAAAGACTATTGCAACTATAATATTTTCAAGTGTTAATAGATTATTCATAGTAATATTTTACCAATTAACAGGATGGCAAATAGAATTGTAGCTACGATTATAGTTATAATGGTTTCAAGTATTTCCAATTTGATCATATAATTAGGATTTGACGTTGATAGAATATCCTATAAGGATAAGGATACAGCCAGCAATAAATAAAGTTAACTCTATATTCATGAGGCTAGGCTAATTCTAGGATTTGAGATTCTATTACTTCAAAAACATCACCATCTTCATCTTCCATGATATAAAGTTGTGTTTCTTTATCGTAGTCAATAATCATAGCTTCAAATTCAAAGGGGCAGTCGCCATCATCAACGATAACGTTATCAAAAATTTGGTATTTCATAGTTCAATCAGTTTGTATTTCTTACCATCAATCTCGACAACGATCTTACCGGCACATGAAGAGGGCTTTTTGCGGTTTCATAATTTTATTTGGTTCGGCAGGCTTTGCGCTTAGAATCCTTCTTACGATCCTTGAAGGAGAAGGAAGGCGGAGCAACCTTATGGCGAACTAATTTTCGTAGGGCAATAGGTGAGTAGTCAAAGGTTGCAGTTTTCATATTATTAGGAAAAGGAAGGATTTGTGGTGGATGTATTTTGAAGAGCGGCGAACTCCTCGGCGATAACGGTATCATATTCGGAGCAATTTTCAGTGCTCAGCTTAACAGCGGTCGACTTAATAAATTCGCGTTCAGCAGCATGCCGTTGGGCAATTTGCGCGATCAGGTTCTTACGGGCGGAAAGGGCGGTAGTCTTAGTAGGAGTCATTATAGTATGTGGGAAGTGTTGCTTACGGCTTTATTGTACCATAAAATAAGCAGTTTGTACATAACTAAATTCGCTAAAGTTGAAAATAGTTTGGCTATTACAAACCAACCGCTTAGGAGGATGTTGAAATACCGATGTAGGCTGAAATCATGAAATCTTCACTCAAACAACGGAATCCATTAGGTAAGTTGTTGGTTTGCAATAGCCGAATCCGCCATTTTTAGCCTAAACCCATAAGGTCTTCAATTCCTTCATCCTATTGGGGAATCTACCATCTAAGGCCGTAGGTGGCCTCAAATCGGGCTCATCATAATGACCGACAGGCAAAATCCAACGCCCGGGATGCCTCAGTTTCAAGAGGGCGATTTTTGTACCATCCTCCGGTATCTGCATCAATTTCCGAACAAAGGACTGCAATCTCACGAGATGAGATTGGATACCCTCGGCGCATAGCTGATGATGCAATTGACATCATTATTTGATACATCTTTGCATACCAACCACTCTCCGATATGGATCGGTATTCAGCAATAAGTGTACGATTAACGAAAGGACAATCCGAGTATGACTTCCAAGAATATGAGGTATTTGTTAATTTCTCTTTTCGATATGCCATAATACGTTCACGCATTTCAGGCGATAGACTATCGGCAAATGAATTTGAACTCCCAGAAATGAATGGATGTTTTTCCATGAGTTTCTTAGGATCAATCATAGGAGCATCAGCATGGGAGAATATGAATTGATATGAATCGGGATACTGTGCCGGAATGTAATACATCCTAGATAGGTCCTTTGTTTGTGGGTCTCCAATTGATTTAAACTCTTTATTAAGGGCATACCACAGATGACGAATATCAGATGCAACCACATTGGAAGTTAAAGGGAGAATAATTCTAAATTTTGGTTTCTCCTTTGTACTTGATGCAGACGAGTAACAGACGAACCTGTTTGACCGAAATACGTTTACGGCATCTTCAAAGTTTCCAGTATAGTCATCAACATCAATCGCAGCCCAGCCAGACCAGTTTTGAACATTTGCATTTTTCCTGGTTTCTCCGTCTGTGAATATTGCGGGGGTAATGAGGGGGGATCCATTTTTTACATATTCTCCTTTCTTCGGTTTATAACCTGGTTCCTTTGCCAACTTATATAGTAGATTCTCAAACTCATCAAAAGAATCAAATGTCATCTTACGATGCGTTTTATTATCAAATATGGTTTTGAAGATTGTCAAAGAATACTTCATATTAAGCTGTATGATTTAGAGCATCTTGAATTACTCCTAAGTTATCCTTATGGCACGGAGCTTGCCAATCTTCGGGTTTTATCAAATCTGGTAATGAAAGCGGATTCGGTCTACTTGCCTTTATACCCACCTTTTTATTCATATTAGCACTCAATACTGAATTCCATGCTGTTTTAAAGTCAACACCAAGAAGATCGAGAGTTCCTACTGCGACAACAACAAGGTCAATAATGCTATCAACAATGCCGTCTCCGTCCTTTTCATCAATTGCCTTAAGACCTTCATTTACTTCCTCTTGAAGAAATCTAAATCTGAATGAAATAAATTCCTTTAGCTGTTCGGGACTTAGTTTTTCTATTGCTTCATGAATGCCATAAAAAGCATGCATTAATTTCATATCATCTTGTGGTATAGCAGGATTCACAATACTATTCTCCCATGTATCATTTTCAATAAGAGCATCTTTTTTATAACCCCACATTATTTTTGCTTGTTCGTTTGTCATATATTATGTATTAAGAGAAAAAATCCTCAAGTGATGCAATGGGGAGTGATTTCCATCCGATTGCGGTGAGGATTAATTGTAAAGGCTCAATAAAGGTTTTAGTGAATAATAGGTCTCGATCAATATAGGTGTCCAAGCCAAATTCTGGTGGCAGTTTATCAAGGAATGCAATTACATTTTCCCCAGTTGGATTGCCTTTACGAAGGAAGATGTATTTGATTCGGTCACCACCTTTAATATATTGATATTTAGTATTTAACCCCATAGTTTTTATTAAGTGATTATACATAATAGATGCTCTACTATTCATAGGAGTGCCTTTTATATATGGAACCTTACGTCCATCGGCTCCTACCTTCTGAATATATTTTTTAATACTAGTAAGACCACGAGGGAATGCCATCTTTTCAATTGGTTCTTTTTCAAACTCTTCTCGGAATCTTTCAACCTCTGCTTGAATTTCAGATTCGGATACCACCATAAGAAGTTTGAATAACTTTTTAAATTCTGTTCGACATATTTTAGGTGTTGAAGATTTAATAGCCTCAATACCTTTCATAACAAGTTTAGGTTCTTTATATACTACACCTTCACTTGAAATTACATTGAATATGTATCTTTTTTTCGCCTGGATAATTCCAACAGAACAAATTTTTTCTGTTTTCATAACCATGGTATTTTTATATGCATTAGTTATGATTTCTAAATTTTTATATCCCCGAGCAATAATAGGTTCAAGGGATGTCTTACCAAAATTTAAAAGAAACTCATGTGGATCTTTTGGTTTGCATTTATCAATAACGTCAGATAAACCAATCATAACAGAGTTATGCACACATATATTATTACCAAAAAAATTATGATTGTTATCTACTTCTATATCATAAACATCATTTTCTATAATTCCTAAATCTTCAATTGTGAAGTTTGATGTGCTTTGTAATCTCATTTTGTAATCTCTTGTATAAGTCTGTTTTATTTGTATTGTAATCTGATTCCCAGATAGCTATTGTATCATATCCTCGTTCATTGTAAATAACATTTTTCTTTATTTCATCTAATTCCCATACATCCTTGGCAGTACGTTTACCTTGTCCTCTACCTTTTAGAAAATCATTAGGACCATATATCAATGGATTTCCATGATAATGATCCCCTTGAAATTCTATAACTAATTTATAGGTTGAACACACAAAATCATAGAAAAAACCTCTTTTATATTTTTCAGAATAAACCCCATACTCTTTATTATACGTAGCATAATAACATTTAGTATTGTTAAATAAACCCCATGTAATTATTTCATTAAATAATTCTTGGCTTATTTTGGAATACCCTTTACGATTAATATTTTTTATATAATCATCAAATTTTAGATCACCAAGTTCTCCATAAGTTGATATGTAATTCTCTCTAGTTCTTTTGATGAAATGTTTAGATATTTTTTTAAGGTAATCAGTAAATTTTTTATGACCAAGTTCTCCGTATATCCTTATATAATTTTCTAATGTTTGCCCTTTTTCTGAATTAACCTTAATATATTTTTCAGTCCCAAGATATTCTTCACTATTAGTGTATCTTTGTTTTTCACAATACTTATTCCATTTAATAAGTCCTAGTTCTTGCCCATGTCTTTTTACACATAATTCTAAAGTAACTGATCTAGATTTATTAAAATCTAAGAAATCCTGTTCACTAAAACCATATTTTTCTTTTTTATAATCAAATGTATTAGTATTGGATTGTTTTTCACAATATTCTTTCCATCTTATAGAGCCTTCTTTATTACCATATGTAAATGTGAAACTATCTAAGGTTTGAGCTTTTCCGAACTCTTGAGCTTTTCTTAAAATATACTCAAGTTCTATAAAACTGTTAGGTGGTCTATACGTCATTATAGCTTTAAATCTACTAGTGTGTCTCCTAGATAAAATATAAGTAAAATCACAAACTTTCGTACTATCTAAAATAGGATAGTTCTTTTTTATAAAAAATTTTAACAATTTACCACCATCAGATTGAGTCTGTATCGCTTGCATATAATGTATTTATACAAACGGGAGTTTTAATGAAAGTATTTTATGCTTTTGAGAATTTAATTCTTCTGGAGTAATCTCTAAAATTTTTCCATCTATAATATTTTCAACAATAATAGAATGGTCCTTTGTTACAACTACCGTATTACCAGTATCATCTGTAATTTTAAACATTCTTTTTTTAACAGTATGCTTCATAACATACTGTACTTTTTTAGTTTCTATCTGTTTAGTTTTTTTATTCAATGATATTGTATAATCATTATTTTTAGATATATCCTTTACATAATTTCTATTAAATGAATCATTTTTTATCATTAAACCTATGCTAGAATTATAATAATCCTCAATGGTAATATTTTTATTATTAATAGAAATAATCGTATCACCTGTAACGGAATCTGTGTCTGACATAATTATTCGATCTTTTGCAGTAGTATCTTCAAGCGCCAAAGAAAGAAATTTATTAAGTTCACGCTCTGCTGTTTGAACTGCTAATTGGCCTGATAGTGTGATCGCTTCTGCCAATTCAATATTATAGTATCTACACCAAATATTTGCAAGAGCACCATAACAGGAATTAAGTAGAATTTTAATTCCCATCTGCTCATTGGAGGCTCGATCAATTTCAATGAGAAGTTCAGCATATCGGTTTGACTTCTTATCTGTTACTTCTTTTTCTTTCTGAGCCGTAATCATCAGTTGTTTAATAGTAACACGCTTATTATACAACTCTTCCATAAGAGCAGGAAGAAATCCTTGTTTATCTTTTCTAAAACATGCACCATTTGCAGCAATAGCCAAATTGTCTTCTGGATACCATTGATTAATATTAGGATTATCCAAAATCTTTTCAGGTGTTAGACCTTGAACTTTCATATGAGGAACAATAGTTTCTGGACTAATGTTATACTGGACAATTAACATAGGATACAATGAGTTAAGGTCATATGTCACAATCCATTCATGCCTACCTGACTGCGCATCTTTAACAAAACCTCCTGCATATTCAGTCTTAAAGGACATTTTATTTTGAGGAATCGCAATATGTTTCTTTGCAAGATACCTAAAGATAATAGCGTCCCAAATAGCAACAGTTCCTAATGCATCATTATAATTAGTTCCTGCATAGTAAGCCAAAGTAAATACAAGCGCAAGTAGTCCCAGTTTTTCTTCAAGTTTAATAATTAACTCGATATCAACAATATTATAGTCAGCATATAAGGTATGATTTTTTTCATATAGTTCAGTTAAATTGGAATAACCAGATTCACCATAGTTAATCTTTCCTTCTCCAAGAACCAGATCTGCAATAAAATCTAACTTATAAGATTCTTGAGCCCCATATGTATTCAAACAGAATTTCTTAAATAGATCAATATAATCAAGTTGTTGAATACCTGAAATATTAAAGTATGTACATTCCTTTCCTTTAATAATAACTGATTTTTGTTCAATATTATTCCAAGGGGATAATCGTTTTGCTTCATCGCTTCCAAGAATTCTAGATAAGCGATTTACTAAATATGGAATATCATATAGTTTTGTATTCCAACCTGTAATAACATCGGGCGTATTCATTGGGTCGTTCCACCATAAAATAAAATCCGATAGCATTTCGTGCTCAGAATCAAATTGATGATACTCAACTTCAATGTGAGAAACTATAGATTTATTTTGATCAAATGGTTTTAGACCCCATTGGATGTAGTTAGAGCTCTTTGAGGATTTAATGCCAATTAGTGTAATTGTCTCGGTTGCTTCAGTTGCTTCTACAAAGACCCCAGATTTAGCAATCTGTGTTTCAATATCCAGATAGCAGATATCAATTTGCTTTGCTTTATATTTAATTTCATTTGGAAATTCTGCCTGGATAAATGCAGGTATATGATTTGAATTACCGAATATTTTAAATGACTTAATGTCTTCATATTGCTTCATAAAAGCACGGCAATCACTCATCGAGTCAAATCGCATAGGATCGACGGGGACATCATCAAGTGTTTTCCATTTAGCATTTGGATCTTTAGATTCCAAAAACATCTGAGGCCTAAATTTGTAAGTATTATAGATCTTACGACCATCATCATCATATCCTCTATAAAGAAGAGAATTCATCTTTCTTGAAACATCTGTATAAAAGCCATTTAGCATAAAATAATTATAACAAAAAAGGTCACATTTGTAAATAACAAAGTATAAATAAAATTGTGGTTCACTGATCTATCAAATCCTAACCACTTTACACTAGCCAATTACAACTACTATGCAACAAGAAAAAGCATTAAAATTATTTATACCTGAAGGATTAACCTATAAAAGCCCATTCACATATTTCGTAGAACTGATACCACTAAAACTTCTATATTACGGGTGTAAATGGGCCGATTATAAAGGGAGCCCATGCGATTCCTCTATATTTATGACGGAATCTGGTTATCAAACTTCATCGGTTCAAATGAAGGAGTTGATAAAAGAATACGGACTAGATGCGTTTAATGTTCTTTGTATTCAACACTATACAACTGGGCAAGAAGCTCGGGAAGCAGAAGAAAAACATCTTAAGAATGTTAATGCTAGAACTAACCCAAGATATATTAATAAATCTAATGGCGGAACTAATTTCTACGGCGGCCCACATTCAGAGGAGACTAAACAAAAACTGAGTATAGCTGCTAAAAATAGACCGGCTATAACAGAAGAAACAAAAACTAAAATAAGTATAGCGTTAACTGGAAAACCGGGGCATCCACAAACAGAGGGTACAATAAGAAAAATAAGTGAAAAACAAAAGGGTGTACCAAGGGTACCTTTAAGCTTAGAATCTTGTGATAAAATATCTAAAAAGTTAATGGGTAGACCAAGGCCTGAAGAGGTAAAAAGAAAGATCAGCAAAACTAAGAAAAACAAAATAGCTTTTAATAATGGTATTAAAACAATTTTTGCTGATAAATTACCAATAGGAGATGAGTGGGTTCCTGGTGTATTTTTAATAGATAAATTAAGAGAACTTTGTGGTAATTCAACTAGAGGTAAATTATGTTTCAATAATGGAGTTAAAACTATAATATCTAAAGAAAAACCAGAAGGAGATGAGTGGGTTCCTGGTAGGCATAAACAAAAATCCTTAACACAAGAAGAAAAATTACAAAAAAAGGCAAATAGAAAGAAACGACCTATTTGTAAATGGTATACTAATGGAATCATTAATAAGCTTTGTGAAAATCAACCGGAAGGAGCAGAGTGGAAACCCGGTATAACTAAACACAAACTTATTATTTCTGATCCTTCTTTACAAAATTCTTAAAACTTAAAAGTTTGCGGCTAGAAATAATCTCAAAGAATGTTTTATTGGTTTCATTAGATAATTTATTATAATCAAATTCTACCTTAGAAAAGATAGGACGGTAATGCAAAGTACATTCGGACGGTACTAATAGTAGAGTACCTGTGGTGCACATATCGCCTTTCTTAGGATCTCCCATACGAATAGGATTCATGAATACGTCCGTATTAGGAGATTGTGACATAGCATCGAGAAGACCGCTTGGCTCTACTATTTTGGTATCACGTAAATAATTATTAACAATCTTCCATCGTTCTTCTGAACTAGCTCTTGCCTTTTTTACACTAGGATCATCGGAATTTTCAGAATAACCTAACATAGGCATATCAATACCATGATTGGTACGAACAGCATATCTATCCTTCTTTGTAATCTCCTTAAGATTATAGACATACTCACGAGGTACTTCCTTTGTAGAAGCTGCTTTCTTTATAGTAAAGCCGCCTTCTAATAGATAACAAGTATCACGATTAAATATAAAGGTAGCACCTGCAAGTTCATTATCAATGAGATATTTTGCAGCCGTTTTTGGATCTTTGAGTAATAAAGCACTACGTATTGCAAGACCATCAGGAGAAACCATAGGCTTCTTAGATTTTTTCTTTGAAAGAACCTTCTCTCCTTCTTTTTCATCAGACTTTACTGAGAATGATGCAGATATAATAGAAAGCCCGTGTTCATTAATACCCTCAGTCCAACGGGTCATCTGGTCATCAATATATAACCGTTGAACATCATTTCGGTTAGAATTGATTACTTTAATTTCCGTTGCATAATTTCTGTCCCTATTTTTGGAACCGCAAAATCCGAACCCCTTAATATATCGAATGGCAACTACACACATATGTTATATTTATACATATTGATATTTATCCTAGTACTTTAGATGCCGATTATTATGTATAGGTGGGGAAGTATGACACCGATATGGAGAATTATATAATTCATATCGAGTGCGGGTATGACCAAAATCATCATACGGAGAATAGTATCGTCTTGGGGAATAATAGATTGGAACTACAATTGGAGTTGGCCCATAATAATACGGGTCAATTTCACAGGATACTGATGCAAGGATTAATGCTGTCAAACAGATTACTTTTTTCATACTTTTTTGGTTCCGATACTATATTTTGGACGAAGGTCCCATTCTTTCTTTTCCTTATGAGGAATGATCTTAATTCTTTTTAGGTCTGTTACTTCAGACAGAGATGCAACATTAACAATCTTTAATAGTCCCCAATCTGATAAGAGTATTGTTATAGTATTACGTCTCGCTAGATCATCCTTAGTAAATGTTGAAGGTTTTTCATCAAGTAAGAATAATTCTTTAAAATGAACTATATAATAACGTCCTCTCTTATGTAAGATATGACAGCTCTGAAATAAAACGTTTACCTCTCGCTTTGATTCAACACCAATTCGAGATAATGTTTCCTTCACCTTAAGAAAATCATCAGGAGTTTCAAGATACACCTCCGCCATATCTGCTGGAGTCCATTTAATAATGTCAGTAGGATCAATAATATTCATATTATATACTATTATTTATCGGCCGCCATGATCAACTCTCTTCCGCAATTGAACCAATTGATCTTCTGATAATAGAGTTAATGCCTCTCGTGCTTTTACAGAGGAGTATTGATATAACTCAATTAGCATTTGAACATCCTTAGAATCATCTCCTGCTTTACCCCATTTTGCAAATCGCTTACATGGACGAATAATATGCCGTAGAAAATCATATTGCATTTTGGTAGGAAGCGTTGGATATTTATTCATTTCATTTACCAAAAGAACCGTATCTTGAAAATTAGAAAACCCTCGATTTATGATAAATGAATTATACAACTTTTCAATTTCATTTTTTACATCTTCGGATTTATCTGCTTTACAATTATCAAATAAATTCTTACCGCGGGCACCTTCATTGATATTATTAATAATATCAAATACACCCATTGGTTTTATTTTTGGGGGCAGTTGAATTTTATCTTTTTTTACAGCCATAATAATTTATTTCCAATTAATATTAGCAGCAAGTTCAACACAGGCTGCTACCATATTTAATTCTCGGTCCGTCATCTGACCTGATTTAAAACTATACTCAGCAAGGATTAGTACAGCTGATGGGATTGAACCGGGTTCTACAGCATTAGATAGCGCATCATAAATCTTATGAAAAATGGCTGTGCTGTCCATTGAAGAATTAGTTGTCACCCAAGAGCGCATATTTTTGAAATCCTTTGTTTTCAAAAAACCAATAAGTTCATCCACATTCTCATCTGAAGCACCAATAAGAATTTCTGTTGGAATTTCTCCTGTTACTGAATATCTTTGACATTCTCCAATTACCCGCCTCCAGTCGGGAGCGTGACGAATAATCAGTTCTGCGATAGTTTTATCTTCATGTTTAATGCCTTCATTTTTAAGAATAAATACAAGGCGCTTCATAAATAATTGAGCAAGAACTGCTAATTCCTTTTTTGTTGTATTAAATTCAATAATTGAACATCTACTATGAAGGGCTTCAATGATCCTATTTTTAAAGTTACATGTAAAGATGAACCGACAATTTGAAAATTCTTCAATAAAGCCGCGCATTGCTACCTGTGTAGAATTTGCTTGTAAATAATCAGCCTCATCGAGAATAACAACCTTCAATCCACCTGAGAGGGAAACTGTTGAAGCAAATTGACGAATCTTATTTCGCAAAATATCAATGCCTGAATCTTCACTTGAATTAATAAAAATAGAATCTAAATTCAATTCATTGCATAATGCTTTAGCGGAAGTAGTTTTACCAAGACCAGCAGTTCCTACCAACATAAGATTTGGCATATCGTTAGATTTTACAATAGCTAATAGAATATCCTTGATATTTCTTGGTAGAATACAATCTTCAATTATTTGCGGTCTATATCGTTCGACCCACAATGATTCATTTAAGTTAATTTTTTTCATATTGTTTGTATAAATAGATTATATACTAGTTTATGTGATTTGTAAATAACATTTTATATAAATAGAATATAGATGCTGACCGCGATACTACAAATATCCGCCAGCTTTACACTAGCCCATTACAACTACTATGCAACCTATAAAATTATTTATACCTAAAGGATTAACATGTAAAAGTCCTTTTACTTATATTATCGAACATATTCCATCCTATAGACTATATTTTGGATGTAAATATGGAAAACGGGTAATAAAAGAATGTGATTCATTAATCTTAATGACTGAAGAAGGATATCAAACTTCTTCTAAAGCTATTAAAGAATTAATTAAAGAATACGGAATAGATTCATTTAGAATTCTTTATATTCGCCATTATATGACTGAACAAGAAGTAAGAATAGCAGAATCTAAATTTCTTCATACAGTGAATGCAAAAAATAATCCGAGATATATTAATAATTCAAATGGAAACGAAGGATTTTATCGTAATGGACCGCATTCTGAAGAATCTAAGAAGAAAATGAGTAATGCTAAATTAGGTAAAATATTATTGCCGTCACATTGTAAAAATATAAGTCTTGCAGTTATAAAAAGATACCAAGAAATGACTCCTGAAATAAAAGAAGAATTATTTCAAAGTATGAGTATTGCTCAATTAAAACGGCGAGAAATCGAAACTATTGAACAAAAAGAAATGGCTAGTAAAAATATAAGTATAGCTAAAATAGGTTCAACTTTATCAGATGCTCATTGTCAAAATATAAGTATTGCCCATCAAAATAAATCTCCAGAACAAAAAGAAAGAGAACGCCAATTTAAAAAATCTAATGCAACTGGAAATAAACTTTATGATAAGATTGGAGAAAAATCCAGAAGATTCAAAGAACAACCCGAAGATCCTTTATGGATTCCAAGAATACCTATATGACTGTGACAGTCATAAGTATATTTATTATTAGGGCTTAATAATAGCACCATACAAATTCTTTATTTGTCCATAAGAAAATGTATCGGGTGCGGACTGGAGAAGCCCCCCCCCCCGACTCTGCATGATTAACCCATTAATATACAGCATTAGATATTTCTCATCAAGGAAGAGTGATTGCAGAGTACAAATCTGTAATCTCATTTACTTCTTCGGTAAAAGCAGCTGCTG